AGATCCTTTTCAATCGTGACACCAACCTGGATCTCTTCTAATATCTCGTCAAAGCCGGGAACGACAGTCTGCGACTGCGTGCCGTACCTAGGAATGATCGTGACATCTTGGAAATTAAAATCAGAATCTTGCGGATTCTCTGGATTAGCCGTTGGATTAAGGACTGGCGTGTTATTAAAGAACACGTCCTTCAATAAGGCTGTGTTGTAATTAGCGGTATCGCGTGTGTAGTTGCGTGCAGAGGGAAAGCCCTCAATTTCCCCTTCGCAGATCAGATCAATAACCTTGGCATAGGCAGTTGAGTCGAGACTGTCCTTCGCCTCGGATGGTCGCCGGGTCTTTGTGGTGCCGCCACCTTTGACGCCACCGCCACCACCAGCGCCGAAGATCATCACTTTTGAATCTGCACGATGTCAACGCCAGCCGAGATCACAACCGAGCCGGTAAGCACCTCGCCGTAGATGACCGGAATAGGAACGCCTTGCCGTGCGGTGTTCTGAATGCCGGAGAACGAGTATGACTTCCTTGGATCCGAATCGGAATCAGGTCCAGTAAGGGGACGCGGAGTGGGAGTCAGAAGCTGAGCGACGCCACCAAGCGCGAGGCTGGCGCCAATGCCGAAAGACAGGGTTTTTAAGGCAATGCCGGCGACGGCAATGCCAGGGGCAATAAAAAACGACGCCGCGATCAGTGCAGCACCAGCGGCGATCCTCGCGAAGCCACCGGCACCACCAACGACCGGCGCAATTCTAATAACGCCTTGGCCAGATGGGTCATGAAGCTCATCAAGACCAATCTGATGGCTTCCAGTGGAAAGACGATAATGGTGATCGACCATGTGCTCTTCCAGTCCAGGGAAGTTTGCGCACAAAAAGCGAATCGCCTCAGCAGCATTATTGACGACAGCATGAAACACCCGCTGCCCCAAAAACTCAGCCAGCTTGCCGTAGACCCTGATCTCCCGGAGCATATCGGAGTCTCATCCCAGTAGATTCTAGGAGCCATCCACCATACAAATCTCGACCAGACAAGCGTCCAGCAAGGTGATGTAGGATTTGCTGATTTCCGACGTAGACGCCAATGTGATTAAGCGTTGGCGCGGCGATCGACATGATAATTAAGTCGCCGATCGAGAGATGCTCATCCTCTTTCAGTTCCCTGAAACCGGTATCAGCGAAACACCGAGCAAACATCGGATCCAGGTTGAACTCATGCACACTGGCCGGCCGCTCCCAGTCGCGCAGCTCAATGCCCCGCACCTCCCGATACCAGTCGCGGCACAGCGCCCAGCAGTCGGTCACACCCCACACCCATTCACGCCCGAGCAGTGGCGCCCGGTAGCCGTTCGGTCGGTGCTCCCCCCAGGCGCCCGTCTGCGGGTTCACAATGGCCCATGGGATGCCCCACTGCTCACAGGCAACCCGATCAGCCTGCGAAGGCTCTGCTGGCGTGCTGGGATGGCTGTGGATCACCCAGACGACTTCAGCGCCGCTGTCCTCTGCTTCCACCCAGTTATCGGGGTCGATCACGAACATCTGCTCGGGCTCGGTCGCCATGTTGCGGCAGCGGTGGTAGCGGAGCTTGCCGTACTTGAGCAGCGCCAGCCCGCAAGATTCACGCGGGTACTCTTCCTGCGCATGAGCCAGAGCCGAAGTACGGACTGAATCAGTAAGCTCCACCGACACCAGGGAACGATCCAAACGGGATTGAGGAATTGCGTCTGAACGTGTACTGGTTCGGCGCAGTGAAACTGTAGGTTTCTTGGGTTGGCGAACGGCGGACCCAGAACGTAGCCGGGAAGCTGATCGGCTCTAGGTTGCCGGCGTTCGTCTTCGTAACGGCCGTATTGCCTTCCTTGCTGAGGATGATCGTCGTGCTGTTTGGGATCGACGCTACCTGCGTACCTTCATAGATAAACTGCCCGCCGACGTAATCATTCACGTTGATGCCACTGATAGACCCGCCGACGATGGTTAGCGACAGCGGGTTGTAATCAATCTTGCTGACTCCGCGTTCGTAGCTCATGGGAATCGCGCTGAACTGAACAGTCGCTGTATCAACCGATGTTCTAATCAGCGTATTTTGCTCAATGTTCAGACGAATAGTGCTGCCGCTGATTGACTGGATCCTGGCGCCAGAGGGCACAAAGTTACCAGACACGGCTATTCCTGGCACTAAGCCGGAGATGTTTGTCATCGTCAGACTTAAGCCATCGGAAGACAGCGTGCCAGTTCGACCGGTAATGCTTGACGATGAGTTGGCATTCTGGCTCATCGTGATCGTGTTGCCGTTTCGACTAGAGACTGTGGTCCCGGATGGGACGCCATGGCCATTGATCGGATCGCCAGGATTGATGCCAGATCCGTTGGCGACAATCAGTTGGTTACTGCCAGATGTGACCGATCCAGTGGTGTTCACAGCGCCAAAACGCTTCTCGCAACTTGACAGCCGCTTGCCGCATACATCGTTTGCCAGTGTGGCGGCAATGCCATCGTTGGCATCGTAATAAGAAGTTCCTGTGTAGCCGCACTCTGCGCCGCGATATTTCCACTGGCAGATGTTGGCGACGGCTTGGCGACGCGGCAGCCGGACGCCAGCCAGGTCGAAGGCAGCGGCACACTCAAACTCGACGACATCCCGGTTTTCACTGACCTTCTGCGAAATGTAGAAGATTTCGCGCGGAAACTCGGCCGTTGAGTCGGGCGTGCCCAGTGGATTGACGCTTCCTGGAAAGTTTACAGCGTCCAAGTAGCGGGCTAGCGTACGGATCCTCGTCAGCTTGGCGCCCTCCAGGCCGTTCGGCAGGGCCAGCAGGATCGTGGTGATGGTGCCGAACAGATTGGAAACACGGATCGTGGGACGCGGTAGGCTGCCGGTGCCGGCGTACTCAAAGCCATCGGCCTCGATCGGCATCCGCTGATAGCCATTGCCAGCCCAAACGATCTGACCGTTGTTAGTCGCGTTCGTGCCGTTGTGGAACCGGTAGATCGTGTTTTCACCGTGGATTGCGGTGAACAACTCGATCTCAAACAGCTCAATGATTGCTGATGGTGCTGGCTGCTGGAGATCGGCGACAGGAAGGGGCATTACGACTCAGCAACCTGCTCAAATGTAGCGGTGATTGTATTGTTGTTGCAGTTGATCCAACGAGAGTTCCAGCGCTTACAGATATACTTGGTGGGTGCGGGTGGCATTAGGATTGGCTGGTATCCAGTCAGGCCGCCGTATTCCATCTGAACACCCATAAAGATCAGGTTGGCAGTAGACGCATTACCTGCGTAAGTGCTGGCACCACTGGCATTAGTCGTGATGATGCGCATATCTCTAACCGTTCCATTATCAGGGCGGCCAGTGATCCACATACGCCACCATTCAGCATTTACCTTGACAGCGCCCCAGTCAACCGTTGTGACGGCACCACTGGAGTTTAGTGTTGCAATGCTTGTATTGAAGTTTAGCGTGACGCCATGAAAGTTTGTCGTGCCAAAGATTTGAAACTGAACGTCACGCCCGATTGATTGCTTGACGTAAACCGATGTTGTTGTGTTAGTACTGGCTGGAACAGTATTGACGTATTGGAGAATATGCAGATTATTGGAGGTATTTGGAATAATTCCAAATGCGTTAGCTCCACCCGTGTAGCCAATGTTTCCAGTGCCGACAGTAGTCAGGTTTGTTTTTATCCAGACTGAGCGCGTAAAGTCTTCGGTGTAGTCGAACAGATTGCGCCTGTTGTTGACGCCGGTCCAGTCAAATGCCTCGGCGCCGCCCATGTCATCAAAGAACGCTTCGATCTGATCTCGCTCTGAATCCGAACGACCTAAGAAGGTCAGCGAGTACGTCTTCAGGTTTGTGTTCAGGCCAAACCGTAGGCGATGGCTATAGCCGCCATCCATGAACTTCGTTTCACGGACGCGCGGCTCGCTTGATACATCAAGCTCAAAGTCAGGGGCAAAGGTGAAGGTAGCCATCAGCGATACAGGATGCCACCAGGTCGTTTCTGGCGAATCAGCTCAGCCTGGACAGCTTCGCTGAGCGCTTTACCGAGCAGCTCGCCATCGCGCTCGCCGCTGCTCACGTCCATTTCGCCAGTGGCCATGTTCACGTTCACTACAACGCTAGTTCCGCCGCCGGTCATCTCAACCGGGATTGCCCGACCGTTTGGCAGCGGCACCACAGCCTCGGTTCCGTGCAGCGTCGCCGGATAGCCAGAGGTCGGACCCCGAGAAATGCCGCCGGTGGCGAAACCAAGGGTCGGCAATGAGGGCGAAAACAGGCCTGCAACGCTGCCACCAAAGCCAAAACTTTCGGCGGGGGCAAGCATTGGTAAAGCACTGGAAAACAGCCCCGCAACGCCACCAGTGTTAGCCGCTGGCGCCGGAGGCTTCAGCAGCTGCATGATCCACTGCGTCGCCTGATCTGCCAGCACGCGCGAGATCGTGTCAAGGAACATCTTGGCAATGTTATTGAACAGATCAGCAAATGATTGCTGCACTGTTCCGTTCCCGGTCACGATGGACGACACGGCACTGGAGAATCCGCTGGCTAGGTTGCCGCTGAACTGGTCAGACAAGTTTAATGCCAGTTCTTGTGTGTTGTTGAAGTCGCGCAGTGATTGATTCAATTCGCGCATTCGGCGCTCAAACGCTAGCGCGGGATCGGCCTGGGCTTGGGCGAGTTGCTCGGCGCCACGAATAAGACGAAGCGTGAGTTGCTCGCGCTCTTGGAATAGCTCATTGACTTGCTTGTCGTATTCGGCTTGCCCAAGCGCAGCAATCAGAACGTCCTGCTTGAGCACTAGCTGCTCGCGCAGGGCAGCTTCGGCCTTGGCTTGCTCGTTAAGTATGCGTGTCTTCTGAATCTCAAACTCAATCAGCTCTGGCTTGACGCCTTCCATCTCAAGGCGCGTGCGCGTCTGCCATTCTTGGTAGTTTTCCTTGAGCGCCTGGTTTTGATCACGCAGGGGCTGAATCAGTTGAGTGATTGCCAGTTTGGCAGATTCAGATGTAAGCGCGCCCTGCGACTTGTCGTATGCGTCCAGCATCGCCTGGGCCTGCGTCAGCTCAGCCTGCGCGCCCATCACATCGCCGCTGGCGCCAGCGGCGCGCAATGCTGCAGACGCAGCGCCAGGAGTACGGATCGTGCGATTGTTGGCGAGGGTTGTGGTGGGGGGGGGCAGTGGCTGCGCGCGTCCTTGGAACGTGCCGTGGATAATCCTGTACCTCTGGCCATCAGGGGTTTCAAATACAGTGTTATCGCCATAGCTTCCAGGCTTGCTGCTCACCCATCTAGCCCCATTTGAAAGCGAAAGCTGAGCGGAGCCGCCAAAGGCATAATCCCAAGCCCTGTGGACCCTTGCACCGCCATCCCTTGACGCTCCAAACTGTCCACCAGACACGGTAAGGCCACGCGAAATCGGCCGGCCATTGACCATAACCCACTGGTCCAGTGCACGCCTGTCGAAATAGCCACCATCCATTCTGGCTATATCGTAATGCGGTCCATACTGGTTTCTTCCGCGCGGTCCAATACCACCCTGAATGTAAACGCCAGAGACGGAAGGCCCGGAAACTGGAGAATTAACAACACCCCCAGCATCCTCCATATACATCGCCCCAAACCGTTCGCGGTTAGCGGCCATTTCTTTTGCGGATTTCACGGCCTGCTTAGCGGCTTCGACCGCATCAGACAGCGCTTGACGTTCTTGCCCAAAGCCCTGCAGCCGCTGCAGTAGCTCCTGCAGAGGGGCGACGGCATTGCGCCCTTCAGGGCTGAGCCCGGCAACAAACGTCTGCTGCCTCAGCTGATCCAGCTGTAACTGCTGCTCACGCTCGCGGCGCAGTAGTTCCTGCCTGTATTGAAAAACGCGATCTTCCAGGCGGATCTTATTTTCAGCAATCTGCTCATCTAGTCGGACCCGATCGTTGTAGAGCTGCAGGTCCAGTCGCTGCTGGCGGGCGGCTTCCTCTTGGCGTTTGCGTTCCGCCTTTTCGGCATCGCGTTCTGCTTTTTTGCTGTTTTCGTCCCCGGAGGGATCCGGGAATCCGCCGCGAGGCCTTGCGGCAGGCTGCGCTGCAGGCTGGACAGCTTTAAGCGTAAGATATTGCTCAATTTGAGCCTTAACAGAAGTCGCTGAACCGCTAAATTTTTTGCCGTCAATTACAACTTCAACGTTGCGATACCTTTGGGTTGGCTCGGCCAATCCAAAGAGTCCCGTGCTTGGCCTTGGCGCGCTTGAGTTGCGTCGCGCCGAGTCAATAAGGCGCTGCGCCTCCTCGGCGGCACTTCTTCCGCTAAAGGTTGGATTCTGGGCCTGCGCGTTTCTGAGCTGAGCAGCGGCGTTCCTGGCTTTATTGAATGACTCAATAATGCTTGCGGACCAGTTCAGGAAGCGAGTGGCACTATCCTGAAGAGTCGACCCAAGCGGGCCGAAGAGCTTGCCGAGTTCCTCGCGGAACTTATTTAGCGCAACGGTCTGCCTTGCTCCGGCCTCCTCGGTAGATTGCGCAATCTTGTCGGACGTTGATTCATACTTATTGCCAAGTGCTTCGGTGAACTTGATGACATCGTTGAGTCCGACGACGCCGTTTTGCAGATCCTTGTTAAGCTGAGGAAGGGTTCGACCCGTTGCATTTGCAAACAGGGTTACGGCTCCGGCCAGTCGTTCGCCAAGTTGGCCGGACAATTCCTCGGCCGAAACCTTGCCCTTGCTGAACACTTGACTGAGTGCCAGCAATGCAGCCTGGGCGTCCTGCGACGAACCGCCGGTAGCCTTAATGGCAGTATTGACGCCCTCAAATACAATTTTGGCGTCGCTTACTGATCCGCCAGCACCAACGACAGAAGCGGAAAGCCGCGTGAATCCACGCAAGGCGTCCTCTTGGGTGATATTTAGCCTACTCGATGCGTCGCCTACAATTTCAAGGGCTTTAGCATATTCCTGGCCGGACCCAGTAACACCCTGAAGGGCAATGCGCAGTTTCGCTAGCTCGGCAGAGTAGCTGGCCGCATCCCCAATCGCCTTCCTTACAATACCTAACTGCGCACCAATCGCAGCCCCGCCCAGCGCAGCACCAGGGCCGCCGATCACCATGCCGCCGATACCACCGATCAAGCCCTCAGGGCCGCCGAAGAACGCACCGGCGCTGATGGCGCCCGCCGACTCCAGGAACCGCTCGCCACGGGTGCTGGTGCCCAGCTGGCGGTCCAGACGCTGCATCTCACGCCCCGCCTGCTTGTATTCGCGACTGGCGGGCGCGACGGACGCCTGCAGCTGCTCCCAGGCTTGCCGTTCGGCCTGCAGTGCTCTGGTGCTACCACCGGCGGCTTGGGCGGTCTCGCGGATCCTGGCGGCAACGTCCTGGTAGCTGCGGCCAAGGGTTTGCAGCTTCGCTGTGGCACCAGATGCACCGATGCCATCAATGGAACGGAGCAGCTCAGTCGGTGCGACAGGTCCAATGGGTACGTTGTAACCCGCAGACGGCACGGCGCCAAAAGGCATTCCCGTCCGCTGCTCTTGTCTTCTCTGGTTACGCTCAATAGAACGCTGTACGGCTAGGTTGTCTGCAATGCTAGAAGAAAACGCTGCGAAACCAGACTGCCCAGATGCGCTATTGGCCCTTGTCGCGTCAGCCAGCCGCCTCCTGGCAGCAGCAAGAGCATTCGACTGCTCTGTTGAACGAGAAATATCACGCGACAGCTCACGTTCAATGTCGCGCATCTCGCGAGCGGCGCGCAGATAATCCTGTGACCCCCTTAGCAAATTGGGCAACTCCTGACTCAACTCCGACAACCGCTGCCGCAGCGCAGCAGTAGTGTTAGGCATTTGCTGCAGGTTTTCCGCCGCACCAT